TTCCACGACATTGCCCCTGCCGCGGATATCGCTCCTGCCGATGAGTCGGAAGATACCCTGGATGGGTCCTGCCACCGGGACCGGTGGCAGGACCCATGCTTCTTGTTCATAATGCCGGAGCCAGTACTCGTTCGTGCTGGTTATCTCGGCGGAGTGGGAATCATCCGCCGGAATAGTAAAGGTCAGCTGCTCCGGAGCGTTAAGGGATTGCTCCCACTCGCCAGACAGCAGGTTCTTGAACCTGGCGAGCGTATCTCCGGCGAGATTCCTGATTTCAATCCCGTATTTCATACGTAGGCATTCCTGTAGGTGATTTGCAATGTGCCGGTGGTCCCGAAGCCGCTGACTTGGAGGGTGTTGATGACCGGCACCAGCCTGGGAAAGTGCCCCTCCACCGTCTCCATGCTTTCGATGCCGTTTTTCTTGACCACCCAGTGGGCGGCGTCAATCTCAAGTTCATCCCCGATGACTAGGCTGCCGCTCCATTGAAGGGCTTCTTCAGTGCCGATGTTTTCCAGGATAACAGTGGTACTGGGCAGGTTTTCCCCGGCAGTCAGGAGGTAGACCGGCTCAACGTAGATACTGCCGGCAAGGGCCTCGTAAACTGTCTTCGGGTCAGCGTCAATGTTATGGGTGTTGGAGATTTCTTCAACCTCGAAGGCGCGCGGGTCGGAACAGAGAAAATCAACTGACCCTTTGAAGTGCCCCGGGGCGATGACGCCCCCTTCCAGTCTCTGGAAACGGGCCAGCCAGAACCTATCCGACATATTGCTCAGGACAAGCTGACAATCTTCTCTCTGGTTCAGGACCTCCCGCAGGAAGGTCATCAGGTTGCGGATGCCCAGCGACCAGACCGGAGGGATGACATAGCCATCTTCCTGCATGGCGATGACGATGATATCCAGGCTCATCACCAGGGGCTGGAGGCGGCTCTTCCAGGAGTAGGCTTTATCCTCCAGCTGCATGGAGTCGAACTGGTGAATCATCGGGTCCCGGCTGGCAGAGACAACGGTCACCCCGTAATCTTCAAGGTTGATGCCGTTGAAGGAGAAGCTAGGCACCGCTATACCCCTTTGTTTGCTGGAGACGGAAGAGCTCACGAGCAATGCTCTGGATGTCGGACTCTTCCCGCACGAACCAAGGTCCCTGGAAATAGTTGGTAATGGTAGCAGCCTTTGCCGGTGAGACTACCTCCGGGCCTCTTTCCCCGGCAATGGCATAAGGACGCAATGTTTTCAGGCTGTAGAGCAGGGTAGGCTCAGGAATTAGTCCACCATGCTGATAACCTGGTATTATGCCTGCGTGGCTCTGCCAAGCGATATTCGGATTGATACCGCCCTGTTGCTCCATAGTGACAGTGACTTTCCTGTCCTGAAGTTGGGCGGTGGCGGCATTGATAGCAGCCACATGAAGCTGGGTTTCAGATAACTGCCAATCGTAATGCTCTTTCAGGGCCGTCTCTTCTTTTGCCAGGCGGTCCTGCGTAGCAGCAAGTTTATCTTTCTCAGCCTTCTCGGCAGCGATTCGCTCGTCATCGATGCGAATCAGCTCCCTCTCTAGGGCGGCATCCAGTTCACTCTTTTCCAGTTCGAGGCGTTCTTTGGTTGCCTCGTAAAGCGCCTGCTCTTGAGCCTTTTTCTGCTCCTTCTCCTCCTCCAGCCGGTCTCTTGCTTGAGTAGCAGCCTTTCGAACATCATCAATCTGGTCTCTCAGGGCATCTTTTTCCGCCTGGCGGCCCTCCAGCAGCCTTTCACGGTCTATCTGAGCTTTGTAATCCTCAAGTTCCTGGGTTGCCTTAATCCGGTCCTCAACGGTCTTGGCGGTGGCTACCGCAGCCTGAAGCTCAATCAGCCTCTTCTGGCGGTCCTGCTCACGGAGGAATTTATCTTCACGCTCGGTCTCTTCATCGAGGGCATCAATGCGCCCCTGGAGTTCCTCGATTTGGGCCGCCGCCGCTTCATCCACCAACTTCAACCGGGCAGCATACTCAGCATCAATGAGTTTTATCTTCTCATCGTAGGTTTTCCGGGCGGCATCGATGTCCTTAGCATACTGCTTCTTCTGCTCCTCGGTCGCCTTACGGGCCAAGTCCATTTTGGTTTGGGTTAAATCTTTCTCCCTGTCCTCCAGCACGCCGTAGGTCTTGCGCAGTTCCTTAATGCGGTCGTCATGCTCTTTCTGGGCAATATTTCTAGAGTCCTGGAGAGCCTTGAGCTTGGCGTCTCTTTCCTCCTCCAATTGCTTCTTCAGGGTCTCGGTCATCTCGCCGGTGAGCTTCTCCACGGTCTGGGCGTCCTTGGCTACCTTCTCCGCATCAATCATGTTGCGGATTTTGTCCCGAACCTCATTGATTTTATTGCCCAGCCCGGGTACCCAACCCAGGAACTTGGACAGTCCGTTGAGAATGGCCTCCACGCCGGACAGTATCCATATCTTGATATTGGAGAAGGCGGTCTTAAAGAACGAGACCACCTTGTCCCAGTTCTGCCAGAGCAGTACTCCGGCAGTAACCAGCGCGCCTACGGCTATTAAAATGCCACCAAACATAAGATTGGCCGTTGTTCCCAGGAGCACAAGCGCAGCCTTAAGCGCAAACACGGCCGCAGTTATTCCAGCTACCGCCAGCGCTCCCGCCAGCAGTGCCTTGACCAGTTCTGGGTTACGGTCTATCCATGCTTTGATGGCATCTATGATTGGCATCAAACTGTCGGTGAGACTTTTGATATGGGGTAAAAGCGTTCCTCCGATTGCTTCTGCGATATCGCCTATTTCAGCCTTCAGCACCATCATCGGATTGCGGGCTGCTTCGGCAGCTCCCCCGACCCTCTCCTGTATTTCCGCCAGACTCTTGAATTGCACGCTGGCCTGCCCCAGCCGAACACTAACTTCCTCGGCACCATTTTCTAGGTCAAGATAGGCTTTGCCCAAGTGAGTGGCAGCGGTGTTGGCATCCATCTGGCCGGCGGCGGCCAGGTCCAGGGCCAGCGGCAGCAACTCCAATGCCTTGTTATAATCGTTGGTTACGAGTAAAAGCCGGCCCAGTATGTCGCGCTGCTGGTCGTCGGCTATGCCTGTCTTCCTCTGGGTCGCGGCAATGACTCCTTCCAGACTGTCTTTCACGGAATCATAACTGACACCGACATTTTTGAGCGACTGGGTGAGACGTTTGATATTCACGTCCTCAGTCTGAGCAGCGTAGACCATCATCCCCACACTGCCAACAATAGCAGCGCCTACACCCGCCCAAGCTGTACTTATCCCGTTGAGCTTATCCTTAATCGCTTTAAGTTGCTGGTCTAGTTCCCCAGTATCGATGCCCAGCTTCAACAGGGCATCGCCTAGACTAATTGGCATATTTCACCACCTTCAAGCGGTCGCCGAGTTGGGCGAAGAGGTCGGCATCTGAGACAAACCTGTCTTTGCCAACCAGCGGCAGGTGCCCCTCGCTTGCCGCGGACATGGCGGCGTTGGCCCGCTCTTTCCTCTCCACGAGCTTCTCCACCATGACCAGGAGCATCTCGTCCGTCCAGTTTTCGGCGATATCTACTGGGTCCTTCCCCCACTCTGCCAGCACATACTCTAAGAGTTCGGCTAGCGACCCACTTTCCCCAGTGCCCCGGCCATGCTTCGTGCTAAAGGGAAGGCTATCTCCATGACGGCTTCCAGCGCCTTCGCCAATTCCACCTCATTTGCCTTGCTCTCGATGGCGTCCCTGTCGAGGTCCTTAGCATAAGCAAAGAACAGATCAGACACCTCATCCGGTATTCCTACCAGCATAGCCGTGATGGCAGTTTCAAAGTTCTGGGCGTCGTCTGTAGTGGTATTGGTATAGGAGGGAAACCTTGCCAGTAGTTTAGCCAACTTTTTGCGCCACTCCCGGGCTTCCTTGATGACAAGAGGCTTTATTTCGTACTCCTGCCCTCCCAAATTTACCGTGATGGGCGCACGTAGTACCTTATCCTCTTCTGTTCTCTCCATGTTTAACTCCTTTATGCGGCAGCCCTGGTTACGACAATGCGATAGTAGCGAGTGCCATATGTCGCCAGGACAACCTTGATGACGATAGTATTGGCGCCAATCGCCAGGTTAACAGCATGACCAACACCGGAACCAACCACCGTTCCATTGGGATGGTCCGAGTCGTAGAAAGTGATAGTGGCCCCTGCCAAGGTAGCCGTAATAGTGACCGAACTCTCCGGGTTGGTAGCCACCAAAGCATAAGCATAAGTGCTGCCAGCGAAAGCAGGTACAAAGTTGGCCACCAAATTCTCGGTAAGGTTGGTCAACTGCACCGGCGGAGCATCCTCCAGTTCCCCGAACTGGTCGCTGTCGTTGACCAGCGCCGAAAAGGTCACCGGTACCACGGTTATTTCGCCCTTCTTATAGGGCATCGCCACTTCACCGGTTGGGTTGCACTTATTGAGAACAATGGTGCGTTCCTCCGTGGGGACTGCATCAGGGGCTTTACCTATCAAGGTAATCTTTGTTTCCTGGAGGGTGCCGCCCCCAAGGGTTAAAGTACTCCCCAGCAGTGATGCACCAGGGATGGCCGCCGCTAGGTCAGCGAGTGCTGCCTCAGCGATGTTCAATGTTACCAGCAATTGCTGCCCGGTGAGCCTGCGGATTACACTGCCTTTGTTTTCCTCCACCTTAATGTCAGCGAAGTCGGAGCGGACTGTCATAGTCACCCCGTCCGCAGTGTAGCCCACCACTCGCGAGGAAAGCCCTTCGCCAACCATTATGGAGGCAATGCCTACTAGGACATTAGCTTTATCGCCCATGGGTCACCTCCTTAAGCGGCTGCATCCACTATCGTTCCGAACTCCCCAGAGTCATCCACCAAGGCTGAGAAAGTAACCGGGATCACCGATATTTCACCCTTCTTGTACGGGATACCGACTTCACCGGTTGGGTTGCAGGCTGTCAGGGTGATGGTCCGGGCAAACCCGGCCGGGTTAGTGCCGATAAGCTTGATTTCAACCTCCTGGAGGTCTCCCCCACCCAAGGTCAGAGTGCTACCGGCGAGCTGGGAGCCGGGTATGGCTTTGGAAAGATTCGCCAGGGTGCCCTCAGCCAAATTCAGTGTAACCTGAACTTGCTGGTCCGTCAGCACCCGTTTGATAGTGCCAGCCAGTTCCTCGACCTTGATATCGGCAAAGTCGCTGCGGACCGACATGGTGACCCCATCAGCTGTGTAACCGACCGGGGTACTATCAATCTGGACCTCGGCCACTCCCACCAAGACATTTGCTATAGTTCCCATCTGTTGCCTCCTAAACTATTTCTCAAGAAATATGATTAAATCTGGATTTTTACACGGAAAAAGGTAAGCACCCGGTGGTAATCCGGGTACTCGATGTCCTGAATATCCTGCCCTTGGGCTTCCTCAATGGCGGATTTGATGTAGTAGGTGTTCGCTCCGACCACTACAGGTTGATTCTCTATGCCCTGCAACACATCATATAGTGCCGAGTAGACTGAGCGTGCCTCTATTGGACTCTTCCCCCAGCAGTCGAATTGGAGGCTGGGTTCTACCAGGGGAGGGATGTAAGGCGTAGCACTCCCGCCGCGGGCAAAGAAAGCCAGGGCTGGCAACACTGCCTTCTCGGGCAGCCTGGGGCAGTAGATTCGCGTGGAAACTATTGCTGTTAAGCCTGCCTGAGCTGCCAGAAAAGCTCTCATGATAGCGTTTACATTGCCGCTCATTTAGCCGCTCCAACCGCAGCTGGTGAAGGCGAGGGACTGGCCGGAACTCCTGCTCCTGCTGCCCCTGAGCCGCCCATCTTGTCAAGATACTTCTTGATGTTGGGAATTAAGTCGCCCTTGTTCTTATCAAGAGCAGGCCGGAAATAGGGGCGAGCGGGCATTTTGTATGTTCCAGTTTCGAGATATCCCCCGTAGCCAGAAGTCGAGTAAACCACTGCCTCAAGCTTGGAGTCGTCAACTATGCGCTCGCCGATTGCAGCCTCCTCGTTCTGTGCCACCACACCCATGCCGGAAACTTCAGCTGCCAGAGAGTTGCGGTTAGTGCCGTGCCTGAATGGACTACCTTTCCCCGTATCTCCATGAATGGCCAGTATGGTGTCTCTTAAACCGAGGCGAGCCGCTTCCTCTGTTGCCTTCTTGACCTCATCAATTTTGAGGTTTAGTTTGATTTCACAACGCAATTTCATGGTATCACCCGCCTTAGTGAAAGCTCCTTGTGGTGGTCGCCGCTCCCGTCTTGGAGGGTTGCCACGAACAGGATTTCGTACTCGGTTCCGTCCACAACAACTTTGTCGTGCTCGGTGACATCGACATCCTCCATGAATAGGACGGCCTCCACCGGGATAACTTCGGTATTCCGTTGCACCTGCCTGCCCTTCGGATAAGAAAGCCGGCACTTCTGGTTAACCAGATGGTCTGCCCAAGTCTTCACCGGCTGCCCATAGCTGTCCTGGCTGGCGGAGGTGTAGCGCTTGATGGTGCAGGTGCTGATGAGCAGGGTAGAGAAACTCATGACTCGGTATCCTCCTCATCAGTGAAGTTCATGCTCGCCCAACCCATAGCCGGGGCTTCAGCTTCTGCCTCACGTAACCGCCGAGCCAGTGCCAGTGCATTGTCTACGGACTTCTTAGAGTAGGAATAGTCACCGATTTTCTCAGACTCAGTGCCGCTGATGGCTGCCGCTGCCCATGATTCGATTGCAGCCGCTGCCGCCAAGTTCACCGAGCCTTCCATATCCAGGTAGACCTGAATCTGGTCATCGGTAAAGGTCGCACTGATAACAGCCCCTATTTTGAGCCGCACCTTCTGGATGTCGGTCATAGTTTCTCCTCGCCGGCATCGCCGGAGGCAGACTAGCTGAGCCAAGGAGTTAACTCTGGCTAGTCCACCCCCAGCTTATCCGATTACAATTACACGGCACTTAGCTGACCGTAGGTGGCTCTCCAGTCCAGTCTGTTGCACCCGAAGACATCCCGGACGCGGTAGAAGACGTTATCGGTCTCGAAGTCACCTTCCATCGGTGAGATTTCTCCGCCGCCGATGTTCACCTTGTTACTGGCCTTCATGCAGATTTCTGGTCTCTCATGGCCTGTCAGGTAATCGCATTCCATTGCCGCGATATCCTTCGGGTCGGCAAAGAGGAACCAACTGAGCTGCGCGGCTGGGGCGTATATCGGGATGTACGGGTCCACCACAAGCTGAAGACCATACTGGGCTACTACGTTGGTAGTCGGATAAGGCACGATGGTAGCCCCAGCGCCTCCCTGGACATCGACCCACATCTTGCTCGCCGAAGTCAGGATTTGCCGCGCGGTGAACTCAAGGCCCGGACCGACCACCAGGTATTTAGGCCGGTTCATTATTGGCTCACCATTGGCATCCCGAAAAGCTACCATCGCCTCGATGGTATTCTCAAGGTTGTTGATGGTCAACGGCAGCGCCCCCGAGTTTCCGTTGGCAGCGGCATAAAGGTTGACACCGGCCACAAGGTCTGCCACGTAAGTGCCGCTAACAAGGCGATGCTCGGTCCGGACCGCAGCCCTGGCGAATCTCTCCGGAGTATCCTTCAGGGCACCGAGGTCGTCATTGATAAGGGCTTCCCAGCTAATATCAAACTGTCGCCCATATTTCTTGACATATATGGCATAGCGGGTTTCGGCCCTGTCGCTCGCTTGGTATTCACCCTTCTCCGGCACCTCGTCAAGATACTGGTCGCCGCCAGTGATGGCGAAGCGGTATCCGCCCACCTGCGGGTAGATTCTCGGCACTGTCCCCATCCTGACAAACTGTTTCCAGACCGGGTCAACCGCCTTATAGGATGCCAGCACCTGTCTGTCCAGCACATCCCCGAAGAGGTAGGGGAAGTCACTGGTGGTGAGAGCCTCCTTCAGCATGAATACGTGCCGGTGCTGTGGCCATCCTTTTGCATTGCTGAGCAGGTCGATGGTCTCCTTCAGTCTCTGGTCATAGTTATCCGGTTTCTTGACTTCTGAGATGGACAGATAGCCATCCCATGATTTCATTGCCTCTAAAAGTTCAGGCATCTTGCTTTTACCTCCTGTTATTTGGTTTCAATCTAGGCTAACGGGATGTAGTAGATGGTCACGAACATCTTCCCAGCGGTGATGTTGCCCCAGTCGGCTCCGCCCGTCACGGTGACACGGACTGTCTGGGCAGCACCGAAACCATCCTGGCCATCCGCGGGAATACCCATGGCTACCCTGCCGATGGCAAGAACAGACTGGTCGGTGACGCTGGAGAAGCGGTCCGTATCCCCATTCACACCTACCTGCACAACAGCCGTAGTGTCACCGGCGAAGCCCTCGGTTACGTTCACAGCCGTACCAAGGACGAGTGCTCGTGCTGGGAGCTGCCCGGCAGTGATGTCTATATAGCCGGATGCACCGCCGCCATCAGTGAAGGCAGCATGGTCGAGTTCCTCAGAGGTGAGGCTGGCTATCTCGCCCATGGTCTCCGGGTCCTGGTGGACTTTGACCGCCACGATTCCGGTTGTCCCTGCATTCAGCGTGCTCAGGGCAATTCCAAATGGCATGTGGGTTGCCGGGGTAGCTATTTTGCTGAGAGCACAGGTGGTTTTGTTGATGTAGATGCGGTCGCCGCGGGCTACAGCCGAGTTGCCGCCGGCGTCCTGAGCAACAACTGACAGCGCCCAGATGCCCTCGGTGTCAATGGCGATTAAGTCGGTAGCGGCTATGGCGCTCCGGAAGGCAACGCCGACCTGCTTGCCTACCAATACCGGGTCACCCTTGTCCACCAGCCCGTCAGCATGGGTGGGATGGGTGATAAGAGATTCCGTCATTTCGATATGACGGCCCTCATAGGTGCTGGAGATTTCATCCCCAGCGGTCTTGCTAGTCATGTCGTATGGCATTTACTTTTACCTCCAATTTTGTTCTTTGTTCTTAACGAGCCTGGACGGCGATTTCGGCTTCCTTGTCAGACATGCCGAGCCGCTTGAAAGACTCTTTAAGCTGGTCTTTGGTCACCGGTGTCCCGGGCTGGTTGTTGCCCAGGTTCCGGGGCTTGCCAGCCTCTTTCAGGGCAGCGATGTAGTCCGCCTCTGCCTTGATTGCCTCAGTGATACCATCGGCTTTCTCAGCATCCTTGAACCGCTCAAGCAGCCTCGTCCTGGCAGCTTCGGGGAGCTCAGCCTTATCGACAGCCTCTTTGATTTTGGCTTGTGCCTCGGCCTTCACCTTTGCCTTATCCGCCTCGGTAAGCTTGCTCTTGAGTTCATCGCGCTCCTTGGTCAGGGCTTCATTGCTGGATTCCAGTTCCTTGATTCGTTCCTCAAGTTCCACTTTGTGTTGAACCTCCTTCGAAATTACGGCTTTGACCTCGGTCTCGATTGCCTTGACCAGGTCAGGGCGCCGCTCCCTCACTATGTCGAGACTGACAAGGTCCACATCATTGTCAGGACTGCCAGCCTCGTACATCTGCACCATCCCGCCAGCTCCCGGCTCGGTGACAAAGTCCACGGAACGTACCCGGACAATCCGCTCAACGATGTTGGTCTTGACACCGTCAATCTCTCCCCTGGTCGCCGTGCCCACTGCATTGATGGAAATGCCCATTTCCTGGAGCATCCCTTTATCTCGCAGCGCGGCTAGTTTCTGCTGCAACCAGGGTTCGACAACTACCGCCTCGCCAACAACCTGGCCTTTCTCGTCCACGTGCACATTCTTCAGGGTTGCCACCCAGTCCTTTATGGAGCGTTCGGGACGCTGCTTATCCTCTTCCTCCGTGGGATGGTCGGCGTACATCTTGACGCCTTCAAATACCTGATAATCCCGGGTCAGCACCTCGGGCGGGTAGTACCGCTCTTTGGAGCTATTCAACCCGGGCTTGATGACAACTACAGTGGCTACGCCTTTACCTGAGACCGTGGCCTCGGCTAGTGAAATAACATCGGCCAGGAGGGTGCGGACCTCCGCCTCTTTCACCCACTTGGGGATATCCTCCTCATCCACGTCCAGCTTGCGGTACTCCGCCCGGATTTTGCGCTTGACTGCCGGCAGGTCCTCTTTCGGAATTTCTACCTTCTGCCCTCTGAATCCGCCAGGGGAGAGGGCAGCTGCCGCTCGCCCCAGCTGCACCCGGGTAACCTTCTTCTGCGGGTCCTCCCAGAGCCGTAGCTTCCAAGTAGAGGGCTTCTCCGGGTCCGGGATGTAGGCGAAGGCCTCAGATGGGTATTGCTCGCCGTCCTCGGTCTTCATCGCCTTCTGCTCCCGCAGCCACACCAGCACCGAGTCAACTTCCTTGAGGGCCTCGGCCACCTTCTTGGTCTTCTCGGCATCTATCTCTTCCTCGATGGGGTCGAGGAGTTCCTGGCAGAGCTCCATGATTTTGTGGATGCGCTGGGCATCGGCGTAGGCATTCTTGCGACCGTACTCATGGATTATCAGGGAGTACTTCGCCTGAAGTTCCTTCTTGCTGGGATGGACGGAGGACTCCTTAGCGACCCACCCGCCTTGGCTGTTCTGCTCATACTTCTGCTTCACAGCCGTCCAGGCGATGGCGTGGCACTTCGCCTCGGCGCCGTCCTCATCCTTGTGCTGCTCCCACGCCGAGTTGAAGGCAGCCTGGTATATTTCTTGGGCATGCTTTGGCAGAGCCTTCACTGCATCCGGCAGGTCCTTCACTGAACTATATGGCATGGTTCACCTCCAAGTTACTTTTCAGGTAACATCGAATATGCAATAAAACAGCGGCAGTTTGGATGAGCAGGATTTTTCATGTGGCCGCTGGGGAAAGGCTGGTTTATTGGAATGACGCCAGCAGCTTCATTGCCGGCACAAATATCGCTCACCCTGTCATCGCCTACGGTAACCCATTCCTTTCCGGTAGCTCCAATGCCTTTCATCCTTTCGAAGCTCCCTTGGGATAGAGCGTCCGCGGTTTCAGTACGGGCTATCATCTGGCTGCGAACTTTAGTCATATCATCGAATTCCTTGCGGATATCCCTAGCCAAGCCGTCTACTCCCCGCTTCTCCTTGATGGCTCTGCCGATAACTTGGGCCAGCCGGTCTTTGGTCTCTGCATCCATCCTGGTCACCAGCTCCGCGGCGTGATTATTGGCGTAGTTGATGGCCTGCTGCATGGGAGGTCCCTCGAAGTATACCGGCCTGTCAGTGGTCAGAGTGCGCCCGAACTCCACCATCTGCGCTGAGCCGCGGAGATAGGCAGTTACGGCGTGGTTCAGTATCGTAGCCTGTAGCCGGGTTCTGAAAGTAACCAGGAGAGGTTCCAGGATATTGGCAGCTTCTTCCTCGGGACCGGGCATGCTATTTCACCACCGGTGTTTCTTCAGTCTCGCCTTTCTTCCTAAAGTAGAACTGGGCAACAAGCGTCCAGACGGCAATAGAGGCGCCGATGATTTCGCCAGGCATAGTGATGACTCCCAGCCCCTGGACAATCCACATCGCCACGATGATGACCATCAGGATGAGGGCGAGCAGGTTCCTGAAATTCTTGATGATGTTCATAGTCTCCCTCCTACATTGCGATAAAGCGGAGCTCCGTTCCCTGCCAGGACTCCAGTGTCTCTTGGACTTTGTTGGTCTGCGGCTCCACGAACCAGAACTTGCCTTCGTTATCGACAAAGCAGTTCAGGGCATGGACATCGGTCCAGACCACACCGAAGGGGATAGCACTCCATGGTTTACAGGTGATGTTACCCTTAAGCCGCCAAGCGAAATCATCGCAGTCGAAGCTCTCCGCCTCGTATTTCTCCCTGTCGGTTTTATCCCATGCCAGGAACCGTTCAAGGTCTGCCTTGGTGCAGGTCTTATAGTTCATATCCGGCAGGTAGATGGGAACGTCAGGAAACTTGTCGATGAGCAGCGAACTGAGTTCATAGATATCCATCTCGCCGGCATAGTTCAGTGCCGGTACCGGGTCTGGCTCCGGCTGGGCATCCTCGCAGCCGCCCAGCGCCTTGCAGATGACGCAGAAGATAGACCTGATGAAATCAATCATGCCTTGCCCTCCAGGATGGCAATCAGCTGGTCTCTTTCATTGCTCAGTGGCAGGTCTTTCAGTGCCGCCAGAATTTCCTCTTGGGTGGTTCCCAGCCCCAATTGGTTCCCCAACACCAGGACGCCGGTAGCCGGATTCTTTCTGGTCAGATTAATATTGCTCAGCTGGAAGGTATAATAGCCATTCTCCTGGCTGATGGTCAGCCCGTTCAGGATGCTGGTCTCGGGGGCAGGCTTCCCTGTTACCACTTCTGGCTCAACGGCAGGGATGCTGGTCTCGGGGGCAGGCTTAATTTCGGTCCGCTCCAGCTTGATGCAGGGCAACCCCTCATCATGCCGGCAGATTTCCATGTCGGTGAAGGATATCTCCTCGTTAACCTTGCCCGCGTTCATATTCTTCGCCTTGATGATGGTGCCATTGGCGAAGTCAATGAGTGCTTTTGCATCGGCCTCATTCTCAAAGCTCATATCCAGTCTGACTCTGTATTTCATAACTCCTCCTTCAGGAAATAGTCCGCTCAAGGTAGTTCAGGCACTCCTCCAGGGGTGCCGTAAGATAAGACCGGCTGCCGCGACCGCAGCCGAGCGATTTGGTCTTGAAATAGCCGCCCTTTCGCAGCAGTTCTTTGGTCTTGCGCCAGACCCTCCGGGGGAAGCCGGCATTGTAAGCGCCATCCTCGGTGCAGGAATGCTCGGCAAAGAACCGGCACATCGCCAGGATATCCGCCTTGCTGACTACCTTTTCCTCTTTGGTCAGCGCGGCTTGGAATGGCGGGGTATGTTCCGGGTCTTCCAAGTACTGCTTCAGCCATTTCAGAATGCGCTGGACGTATTCGTTGATTACCGAGCGGGTTACTCCAAGTTCGTTGGCGACCTGCTCGGAGGTCTTCTCCTCTAGGATATAAGCCCGGATGATTTTGCGGTGTCTGTCCGGCAGCTTGCTGAGCAGGTCCTCAACGAAGATATTGCCCTCCACATCGAGGGGATTCTCGGAAAACTTCTCTCGTTCTTGGACGGAGATGGTCTGGGGAGCCTCACCGGCATCGCCGTCTTCCTCGAAGTCACCGGAGAATTCTGAAGGCTTCACCGCCGTCTCTGCTTTCCGGTGGTCCTTGCCGTGGTATTTCACCGAGTCAATGTACTTTCTCAGCCTCAGCGGCAGGGTGGCCAGTAGGTATTTGCGGAAGGTAGTCGTCCAGGGATTCCACCGCTCGAACTGCTCCAAGACCATCAGGTAAGCCTGGTTGTAGAGGTCATCACGGTCCAGGATGCCGTCTGCCCGGTCAAGGTACCTCACCGACCGCGCCATGGCGATATCCACAATATCCTTGACGCCGACAAAAATGAACGAGCGGGGAATAAACCCAAACCTCACCCTCTCGCATGCCTGCTCGAAGGTCAAGGTAGATTCAAAGCAAGGTATCTGGCTCAGCAACTCCCGCCTTTCTGCCCTCAGGGTTTCCAGGAAAGAACTGCGGCCGGTACCACTGTCGACCTTCACTACGCCCGGTATCGGCATCCTAGTCTGCCCTGTAGATTACTCTGATATAGCTGGAGTTCTTGACCTTGGCTCTGCCTTCGTTGGCCTCATTGCATTGCAGAATGAGCCTGACCTCGAAGGGCACCAGGGTAATGTTGGTGGTCGGAAAGAAGTAGCCGCTTCTAGTTTCCTCAACGTAGGTGGTTCCGATATCCGTCTTGGTGACGTAGTCATGCAGGTCAACCCAGGTGCCGTCCTTGTTCCGGACCTGCCACTTGTACTTAAGGTCTGCCGTTGCCGAGGATACCGCTTTGAAAGCTGCGGTCAGCCCGAACTCCAGCAGTAATATTGTGCCGTTGATGCCGGGGTCAATAAGCTTGCTCAGCACCACAACATCAGTATCCGGCGCCCCGGTTGTGACCTCATCCGAAAACTGGATGCCGTCCGATGTCAGCGGGCCGCCCACCATTCGCCCGATGTACTCCACCAGGTACTTCCTGAGGCCCACGGCCACGGCGTTGGTGGCATCGCCGAGGTCAATCGCCTTCAGAGGCGGTAGAGTCGTTCTGAAAGTTGAATCTGCCATAGCTACCTCCTATTCCTGTTTGGCCAGTTTGTAGTAAAGATTTGTGATTTCGTCATAGGGAAAAGCCGTCTCCAGGGAGTTGAAATAATCAGCCATGTCGCGCTCCAGCGCCCTGGCCAGCTTTTCGTTTTGGGGGTTGGACTGACTGGCGGGCAATTTGGCTTCCAGCAGTCCCAAGATGCCGTCCAGTTCGCTCAGCGCCTGGCTCGTTTCCTCCGCCGACCTCTCCGCTTCCTTTACAGGCGCTGCACCTGATTCTGAGTAAACCCGCCTCTGTTTCACGGATTCCTGTTCCTTTGCAGCTGGGACATTTTGTCATTGTGCTTGTCACTGGCTATTACCTCCCTGAACTGTCTCAGCGCCTTGGTCAGAGCCACAATATTGCTTTCCTTGTTACCCTCTCCCAGGATGGCATCCAGCACCTCATTGACATCCCGTACACCAATACTCATGAGAGCCTGCTGCATCACATCCCGGTTGGAAAGGAACTCGGGGAATGCCATGCCGACCGCCACGATGTTCTTGGCTATCTCGCTCTCGTCTGCCGGCGTAATGGAAGGGAAGTCCCGGTCGATGTAGCGGGTATCCTCCGGCACATCATTGTGGGCCAGGACAACCTGGTCAATATCGTCGTAGGCATCCGCCCAGATGGTCTGGTAGGACTGGCACATCTTCAGCACCGGCAGCTCCACCGTCTTGGCCGTGGCCAGGTTGCCGATGGAAATATCGCCGAAGTACTGCTCAGGCCAGCCGGTGCCCGAACAGATTTGCAGTTTAATCTGGCGCCCGTCGTCATAGGCATTGCGGGCGCCGCTGTCCGTCCGGATGGGCTGGAGCTCCACCCCCATGTTTTCAATGGCTACTGAGCCAGCCGCCGGCGTCTGGTCCTGGTAGACATCCTTGGCGGCAGTGACCGCCTGTGAGCCGCCCTTGACCTTCACCTTCCAGGCAAACCTGGCCAGGGCCAGCATGATGGCCACCCGGGAAGCCAGGAACTGGCGGTACAGCTTTATCCAGTCGAGGGCCGGTAGAAGGGTTGAGTTACCCCGCTGCCCGATGGTGTTGATGGCCAGGTGATAGACCAGGGCGTCCTCGGTCGCCTGGACCGTGGCGCCGACTGAATCCTTGCATGGCTGGTCTTTCTGGTTATTGAACGAGCGATAGTAAGCAGTGTGCTGCTGACCCTGCGTATCGCTCCACTCACGTTTGAAATACCTGACATTTTCCAGGTCGTCAGGGTCAGTAATAATCTCGGTGATTTCCAGGGGGTCAATGCGGCGGATGGTCGCCTTTCCCTGGGGACCGAGGAAGAGGGCGAAGAATATCTCGCCATCAATCAGGAGCTTGTCCGAGGACTTGCGCTGCCCGCGGGCGGAGAGCACGCCGCTATTCTCAGGGGCGTACCAGAACTTGGCCAGGGCATCGTTTGCCTTCTCGTCCTTGGCGGACCAGGTCATGCCGGTGCCGAAGGTATAGTCGGTCCAGAGCCTAACCGCTTGCTTGGCCAGGGGGTCAATCGTGGCGTAGTAGCGTGCCTTGTTGACCGCCTCTTTACGCTTGGCATCCGAGAGGACATTCATACCAGCAGCGGAACTAACCGAGAGGTTCACCCAGCCTTTGTCCTCAGCGGCGAAGACATCTTCTACCGACTTATAGGCCTCTTTCAGTATTTGCTCGAATTCCTCAATCACAGTTCAATTCCTTTAACCAGCTGCATGCTGTCGTAGATGACCACCTGCTCCGGCGGCTCCGGCTCCTGGAGCATGAGCTCAGTCATCGCCCATACCAGGGCGTCCATCCGGTCCGGGCTTTCGCCGCTCTCCGGCAGCCAGGTACACATCTGGTCCTCAAGCTCCGAAAACGGCTGGACATGGAAGACCTTTCCCTGCTCATAGAGGGCGGCCACCGGCTCAGCCCGGGCATATTTCCCGCGGCTGGCATGCACAGCTTTGTAGGGGATATTCCGCCGGACCGTTCTGACAGTTAGTTCCACAAGGTCGCCGCCGTTATTGGCTTCGCCGATGATTTTATCTGCCCGGCAATCATCGAACGCCTGGATAGCCCGCCGTGCCCATGCATCAGGTGAGACCCTGGCGGAGCGGTCCGCCAGCACATAGGCATAACCATCTACCGCCTTGCCTGCAACGATGATGCCCGTCTCATCGGAGCTATCTTTGCTCGTGGTTGCCGGGTCGATGGCAACGACCACCCGAACCAGGTCTGGCGCTGGCTTATACCTGATGTTGCCCCGTTTCCACAGGGCGCCGGGGACATCCTCCAGCAGTTCCGCCTTGATTTCCTGCTGCCCCAGCCTCGTGCCCTCGTACTTCTTGAGAATCTGGGCGAAGAAGGTCGGCGCCAGGTTCGCCCTGTTTTCATACGTGGTGCCCCGGGTGACAATGACATCAGGCGATTGCAGCAGGTTCCGAATAAGGGCAATCGGCAAAGGCGTTGTAGTGGCTACCACCCTGGGATGCTCTCCCAGACGGAGACCGAACATCAGGTTGTCCCATGTCTCCTGCGGCGAATACCAGGTCCTGATTTCATCGCCCCACGCCAAATCAAACTGCGGACCGCGGAGCTGGTCAGGTTCGTAGGAGGAAAAGGTGGTCGCAACCGCCCCATTCGGCCAGGTCAGACGGCGCTTTGACGGCTCATACACCGGCTTGAACCAGGGAGGGCTGATGTTCAGTATCCCGCTCTCGCCCTCCACCATCACATCCCTGGCATCGGCCGGCGTCTTGGCTACCAGCGCCACCCGGCTGGCCCGGCCTGCCTTTATCTCGCGGTTGATAAATTCAGCGGCGGCACGGGGTTTCCC